ATATTATCATAGTTACAGAAATATTCAAATCACAAAATGTTACGAAATATTACAAGCACAATTATAGGTTGTGTCGCCCTGCGACAATTTGGCAAATGTACAAATCACTAACTATCTGATATAATGGCATTATAAAAATAAAGGAGAAAAAATGAAAATAAATAAAGTCACAGACATAGCAATTAAGCCAACAGCAGAAAAAATTTTGGCATCTATGCAAGCACAATTAGATAACCCAAAAAGCAAGCAAAAATGGGATAGCCCATTTAAAAGAAGAAGTGGAATTGGTAAAAATGCATTGACAAATAATTATTATAGAGGATCAAATTTATTTCTTACAATGTTTGATGTTGATAAAAATAAATATCCGCATGCAATTTATGCAACAGAAAAACAATGGAAAACTTTAAAATGTAAAGTTGTTAAAGGTTCACCTTCACTTCCTATAACTTTTTGGAAGAATATTACAGAAGAATCAAAAAGATTTAAAGGTAAACAAGTTGTTGTCAGTTCTTTTTGTTTATATTCTAGGGTTTACAATGTTAAATTTATTGAAGGTGATTTCAAAGTTCCTGAATTTAAAACAGGTAAACAATATTCAATTAAATCAATTGATGATTTTGTTAAAGCAACTAAAGTTGAACTTCAACACAGTGAGAACAAAGGTTGTTTTTATTCACCTAAAAAAGATTATATCAACATGGAATATAAAACAAACTTTAAAGATACTGCAGAATCAAATGCAACAGTTCATTATTATTCTACTTTGTTTCATGAACTAACACATTCAAGCGGGCATGAAAAAAGAACTAATAGAATAAAAACAAATCTAAATAGATTTGATTCACATACTACTGAATATGCTTTTGAAGAATTGGTTGCAGAAATTGGAAGTATATTATTAGGTCATGAATTTAATATTGAAAAAACTGTTAGAGATAATCATGCTAAATATTTAAACAGTTGGATTAAAGCATTAAAAAAAGATTATACTTTAATTGCAACAGCATTTGCACAAGCACAGAAGGCTGTTGATTATTTCGTGTCAACTAAATAGTTGTCAATGCGTCAATATGTCGCACCCCCTTCGGGGGTACGACATATTGTGTGGTATAAATACAACATACCACATCTAGCTGCGACATTTTGTCGCAGGTGCTTTTCTCCCACCCCCGCCGCGGGTGGGGCCTTCGGCCCCACGGTAGGACCCAGAACGGATCTCAAACGCGACAAGACAGCGCACCCCCATCCACCTTTTTTTAAAAGGGGTCCCATTACTTTTCCCTTTATACATTGATTTACAGTGTCAATCGTGCTAAAAACTTATTCACATTCATTGAGAATGCGAAAAAATTTTAAAAAATTTTGTATGAATTTAAATAATGTAGATATTAGCCAACTTCCCTCAGACGTCAGAAAACAGTTTAAACAACTTCAGGTCATGCATGCCGAAAAAAAGATACAAAATAAGGCAAAAAATGACTTTTTAAGCTTTGTTAAGTGCGTTTGGCCCGAGTTCATTGAAGGCGCGCACCATAGACACATTGCAAAAAAATTTAATGCTCTAGCAGAAGGGAAAATTTCACGTTTAATCGTGAATATGCCTCCAAGACACACAAAATCAGAATTTGCGTCTTATCTGCTGCCATCGTGGATGGTGGGCCGTAATCCAAAATTAAAAATCATTCAGGCAACCCACACTGGAGAATTAGCTATTAAATTTGGTCGAAAAGCCAAGCACTTAATTGATAGTGAAGAATATAGAAAAATTTTTGAAACAAAATTACAAGAAGATTCCAAAGCTGCAGGCCGTTGGGAGACGGCTCAGGGTGGTGAATACTTTGCAGCTGGTGTTGGAGGAGCAATCACGGGCCGTGGTGCGGATTTACTGATTATTGACGATCCACACTCGGAACAAGATGCACTATCACCCTCTGCATTAGAGAATGCGTACGAATGGTATACATCTGGTCCTCGACAAAGACTTCAACCAGGTGGAAAAATCGTTTTAGTTATGACTCGTTGGTCAACTAAGGATTTAACAGCCATGTTATTAAAAAATCAAAAAGAAGTAAAAGGAGATCAGTGGGACGTGGTTGAATTTCCAGCAATCATGGATCACGGACCACCGGTTTGGCCTGAATATTGGGATAAAGAGGAATTAGAGAAGGTAAAAGCAACATTACCCGTACAAAAGTGGAATGCGCAGTGGATGCAGCATCCAACTTCTGAAGAAGGAGCAATCATTAAGCGTGAATGGTGGCGAAAATGGACTTCGGACAAAATTCCACCTCTTCAACATGTTATTCAAAGTTATGACACTGCTTTTTTGAAATCAGAGACTGCAGACTATTCTGCAATCACGACTTGGGGAATATTCTTCCCTTCTGAAGACAAAGGAGCTCAATTAATTCTTTTAGACGCTGTAAAAGATCGATATGAGTTTCCAGAGCTTCGGAGAAAAGCTTTACAGCTCTATAAATACTGGGAACCAGAAACCGTTCTCGTTGAAGCAAAAGCTTCAGGCTTACCTCTTACTCATGAACTTAGAAAGATGGATATTCCAGTAACGAACTTTACACCGAGCAGAGGAAATGATAAACATGCAAGAGTAAATTCAGTAGCGCCTTTATTTGAGTCAGGAATCGTATGGGCTCCTGATCAAAAGTTTTCAGAGGAAGTTATTGAAGAGTGTGCAGCGTTTCCACACGGAGATCATGACGATTTAGTCGACAGCATGACTCAGGCGGTAATGCGTTTTAGACAGGGAGGATTTGTCATGCACCCTGAAGATTATGTCGACAAAAAACGTGAATGGGTAAATAGGGTATATTACTAATGGGATGGCCACAATTTTTAGCATGGGCGGCGACGCAAGGATTTAAAAACATAAAAGTGTTGCGACAAGCTTATAACTCTTTTAAAAAACTTCCACCTAAAGAAGTTATTTTAAAAACAGCAAAAAATCTTTACAATGATTTGATAAAAAAGACTCCAACTCAAAAAATTGCTGATAAAGTTCGTCAAAAAATTAAACCTATTATTCCTAAACAATTTAATAAATTTGAGCCTAAAATTGTTAAACCTAAACAATTTGATAAGAATTTTATTCGAATGAGAAAAGATCAATATGATGATATTTTTGGATCTATTGCAAATAAACCAAAAACATTAGGAGATGCTTTAAAGGCAGGGGAATATACAAAAGCACCTACGCCTAAAAGTTTAAAGCCTCCAAGTATAAAAAAATCTAACGTTATTCCTTTTCCTAAAAAACCACCAGGTAAAGCAGATGGTGGAAGCATTGACAAAGCACTTCCAGGAAGAAGCAGGGATATCTAATGGCAAAAAAAGGATTTACTGGCAGCGAGATATATTTCCAAGATAAGTTCGATGAATTTGATTTTTGGTCAAGATACAACAATATGCGTCCTAAAGAAGGCTGGAATCAAATGTTGCAAGACTATAAAGATTCTACAAAAATGGAAGAAGATGAATGGGGTAAACCACCTCCTATTCCTTTGTCGGTATTAAAATCAGGTTTAGGTTATATTTTAAAACAATTAGCAGGCGGTAAATTTAATCAAGGAAAAAGAGATTTTTTAGAAAAAATAGTTAAACCACCAAAACCAAAACCAAAAGTGGAAAAAATAGAACCATTTAAATTTCCCAGTGATAAACAAATAAAAAAAGATTTAGATAAAATATTTGCAGAAATATATAGTAAGCATTCTACTAAACACGCAGAAGGCGGCATAGCAGGCATGCTCGGTGAACCACGATCCGGGTACCAAGATGGAGGCTTAGGAATAGCTAAAGAAAAATGGGATAGAGTTAAATACCTTTATAGAGCAGCAGGAGGGTTTAAAGGAACAGGTAAATCACTAAGTGAATTTGGATCCGATGTGTTATTTCAAATTGATAGACAAGAAGGACCCTATTTTAGAGAAGGCGGCAGAATTGGTTATGCAGGTGGTGGAGCTCCTGTTTATTCAGAATCTGATTACCCACATTTATTAAGTCCTTTTAGACCTGGAGGACAAAAACCAAGCTTAAGTGATTATGATGAGGATGTATGGGATCTTGATTATATTGAAATACCTATGAGTGGTTCAATGAAAAAGATGAAAAAGAAAAAAGGTAAAGGTAAAAAAGATAAAGCCGAAGGCGGCAGAATTGGTCTTGCAGACGGAGACACGCCTAGTCAAGCATGGATGAGAGATTATTTTTATAAAAGTGGTAAGGATCGTTTAGGTGTAATCAGTGTATATGAATATATACATGGCGGACAGGGATGGAGTGATTATATGGACCACGGACCAGGGAAAGCTAAAGGCGGAAGAATTGGTTATGACAATGGTGGACCAGTAACTCAAGAAGAATACGATGAATATGTTGCAGAAAAAGAAGCAGCGGGTGAGGAAGCTATGGATTTTGAAACATATAAATTATTTAAAATTCAATTCCCTATGGCCGCGGGCGGAAGAATCGGTTTTCAAGATGGCAGAGGAATTATGAGCAGAGTCGGTGATATGGTAGATGTGCGTAACGTTCCTTATTATAGTGGTAAAGCTTTACAAGGACTGGTTAATTCTGCTGAAACTTTATCTAAACTTCCTTTAGCAGCAGGACACTTAGGAAGTAAGTTGATTCAACAGCCCCCTAAAAAAGAAATGTTTATGGAGGCAATAGAAGATATTACTCCCGGTTCATGGTCCGAGAATGTTGGACTAACCTCCTTGATTGAAGATATGGAAAAAACAAGACCAGAGGATGCTAAAACAGTTGGAGGAATTTTAGGTCTTGGAACTGAAATAGCGGTACCAACCGGTGGCGCATTTAAAGCAGGACAATTTTTATTAAATAAAGCTAGTAAAGCAATGGGTAAGGTAAAAGATGGAAAAACTTTAAATAAATTAGTAGAAGATAAAATAAGTGATTCTGGACAAAGTCGAAGAGATTTTATGTCTCTAGTTGGTGCTAGTGGTTTAGCAGCGGGATTAAAATGGCTCGGACTCGGAGGTGTGTTTAAGGCAGCAACTAAAAAATTAGACGATATTGAAATTCAAGTAAGAGGAGATGCAGATTATGAATACATAGATGAAGGATGGTCAGGCGGTACTTGGGCCAATGTTTATTTTAAAGCTTTAAGTAAAAAAGGTCAAAAGATTTTAGATGATTGGACTAGAAAAAACAAAATAGCAAGGCGAGATGGTCTACAAACAGGTAAGCTAGATGCAGATGACGTAAGAGATAATTGGACTGACTTAACTTACCAAGATGGTCTGTATGTTCCTGGAGGAGGCTCAGAAGAAGCTGCTTATCTTGTAGAAAAAATAATTGCAAAATCTAACCCAAATTGGAGGGTTAATACTGCAACAACACAAGTATACACCCCTGCAACTAAATCTTTTGCACATCCTAAAGGTTCTGTAAAAGGAGCTTATGAACATAGTAAAACTTATAGTGGTAAAGATTTAAATAAAAAAACAATCATGAAAGAAGCTGATGATCTAATAGCATCTGAGCCAAGTCCATATCATAATCAAACAATAGTTCATGATGAATTTTTAGATGACATTTTAAATCAAGTTACAACTAAAAAAGCCGAAGGCGGAAGAATTGGTTTGGATACAGGTGGACTCGCAGGCATGCTGGGTGAGAGAACAGGATTTCCACAAGGGAAAAGAGTCACGAAGAAACCAAAAAAACCGAAGAAAACTATGACGATAGAGGAAGCGATAGAAGATATTAAGAAAAAACTTAAAGCTCCAGATATAACAGATGATGAATCCCGAAGACTACGAATAATTTTACATGATTTAATTTTGGGACCAGGAATGGGTGGACCTCGTGGGGATAAAATATATCAGAGTGAAGAAGATTTGCCAGAAGGTATTTTAGAACTTTTACAAAAAGACCCCGCTTTTGATTTTGAAGAATTTTCAGAAATAGAATGGTCTCCTAAAGGTTTGAGATGGACTGATAAAGGGCATCCAGAAACAGGAGCAAGAGGACTGGCAGGTGCTATGGGAGTATGGTCAGGTATGGCTCCTTTTGGAGAAACTGCATACATGGATGAAGGTAGAGGACCTCGAAATAGAAATATTCATCTGACAGATTTAGATAAAGCTAAAATTATTAATCATGAATTAAGACACAACCTTATGGGAGATCCAGATTCTCCTTTGTATTATACTCAACCTGAATGGGTTAAAGAATATAAAGGACCACATTATCTTAGAAGTCAAGATAATAAACCTATTGGCACTTCAGGTCATGAATTATATAACAGATTTATAGATAGTAGATTATTTCCAGGAGAAGAGCATCCAGGACCTAATGCTCCTTACTTTGATAAAATATTAAGAGATCATTGGGAACCTAATTTTCAGAAATATAAAAAAGCTGTAAAAGAATTAAAATCAAAACCAGAGCATTTATCTGCAGAGGGTGGAAGAATTGGTCTTGGAACAGGAGGACCCCCTATTACATTACAGAGACCCATGTTTAATGATGGTGGTTTAACAAAAACTGTTTCACCTAAAAAAGGACCGATGCCACAAGGCTTGCCTTCTGCTCTATATAATGGTATAATGCGGCCTAGGAGTTATTAATGGCAGAAATTGATAAGACTCTTCCTACTACAGATCTACCTCCAGTCGTTGCACCCGATGTAGAAATTCCAGTAGCGGATGAGACTAAACTAATCGAAACAGAAGGTATTGAAGCAACTGAACTTCCTGATGGAGGAATGGATATTAATTTTGATCCATCAACCAAGTTGCAAATTCCAGGAACCGAGGGCCATTTTGATAACTTAGCAGATCTTTTACCTGATGATATTTTGACTCCGATTGGAGCCGATATGCAGGCGGATTATACAGATTATAAACAATCAAGAAAAGAATGGGAAGATACTTACATTAAAGGTTTAGACCTTTTAGGATTTCAATACAAAATAAGAACTGAACCTTTTCAAGGAGCGTCCGGTGCTACTCACCCAGTTTTAGCAGAAGCAGTCACGCAGTTTCAGGCTATGGCTTATAAAGAATTATTACCGGCCGATGGACCGGTTAGAACTCAAGTAATGGGTTTATCCACTCCCCCTAAAGAACAACAGTCTCAAAGAGTTAAAAATTTCATGAACTATCAATTGATGGATCAGATGAAAGAATATGAACCTGAATTTGATCAAATGTTATTTCATCTACCTTTGAGTGGTTCTACTTTTAAAAAAATTTATTATGACGATTTACTAGGACGAGCTGTATCAAAGTTCGTTCAAGCAGATGACTTAGTGGTTCCGTATGCAGCTACCTCATTAGACGATGCGGAAGCCATTATTCATATTTTAAAAATTCCAGAAAACGAATTAAGAAAACAACAAGTTTCCGGATTTTATCGAGATGTTGATTTAGGAAAACCTCCTATCATTCAAGATAAAGTTGAAGAAAAAGAAAAGGAACTCGCGGGTACTAAAAAAGTTGGAAGACAAGAGGATGTGTATACGCTTCTTGAATGCCATGTTAATTTAGACCTAGAAGGTTTCGAAGATGTTGGTCCTAATGGAGAACCAACCGGAATAAAATTACCTTACATCGTAACCGTCGAAGAAGGTAGTCGAATAGTTCTTTCTATTAGAAGGAATTATGCACCCAATGATCCAACCAAGAAAAAAATCCAATATTTTGTCCACTTTAAATTTCTGCCAGGACTCGGATTTTATGGCTTTGGACTCATTCACATGATTGGCGGATTGAGTAGAACGGCAACGGCTGCTCTCCGTCAATTATTAGATGCAGGAACATTATCTAATTTACCAGCAGGATTTAAGCAACGAGGCGTACGTATCAGAGATGATGCCCAACCCCTTCAACCAGGAGAGTGGAAAGATGTTGACGCTCCAGGTGGAAGTTTAAAGGATTCATTTTTTAATCTACCTTATAAAGAACCTTCTCCCACATTATTACAATTAATGGGAATTGTGGTTCAGGCAGGACAGAGATTCGCGTCCATTGCTGACATGCAAGTCGGTGACGGGAACCAATCAGCAGCTGTTGGTACGACTGTAGCTCTTTTAGAACGTGGTTCGAGGGTAATGTCAGCAATCCATAAAAGACTTTATGTTGCATTAAAACAGGAATTTAAATTACTAGCAAAAGTTTTTGCTACATATTTACCTCCTGAATATCCTTATGATGTAGTTGGTGCAGCCAGAACAGTTAAAGTTCAAGATTTTGATGATAGAGTAGATATTTTACCGGTTGCAGATCCAAATATATTTTCAATGCAACAACGTGTAACATTAGCACAAACAGAATTACAATTAGCAATGTCTAATCCACAAATGCATGATTTATATTTATCTTATA